ACTCGTCACAAACTTTAATGCCACGTCCACCATAATCTTTATAAAATTTTTCTTCTGGATTATAGCAACGTCTTTTCATATCACAAAGCTTTTGTTGTAAAATATGTCGTTGCTTTTCTGTTAATCTCTCCATCTACTCCACCTCTTATCGCTTACTTTTTATCGCTCGTTTTCATCGCTTGTTTCTGTAATTTTTCTCAAGCAGGCATTCCAACCAACCGCAATAATATCTTTTTGTGATTCTACATTGTCATTCGGAACGATATACTCCTTTTTCTCCGGCAGTGGCTTCAACGGACACCATTCGGGTCTTGATTTACTTTCAAAGCCGTAGTATTCTTCTGTTAGCAACGTCATGATTTTTCCTAAATGTTCAGCTAATTCACAATTCCCCTTATAGATATAAATATCGTAATATTCAGTTCCAAATGGACAGTTGTAACAGCTTTTTGGTGTATCAATCACTAATACTGATTTACTCATTCCGGCACCTCCATTCCTAAATCAAATAATGTTAATTGTGATTTGAACTCGTTCAACCGTTTTTGAGCTGAATCGTAATAATCTTCATTAATTTCATACCCGACATATTCAAGCCCACATTCTTCATAGGCAATCAATGAACTTCCGCTCCCCACATGGGTATCAAGAATCTTCATTCCTTTCTGCAGATATTTCTGACATATCCAACGATATAAATTTACAGGCTTTTGGGTTGGGTGGATTCGCTTTTCGTTCAGCCTTTTGTTGCCCTGCTGTATTGTTCCTTCAATTATTGATTTTCCTTGAAACATTCCTCTCCACATATAGCGGAAAATGTCAACCCTTCTTGTAAGACTGCAGTAAGCAACTTCTGCGTCTGATTGATCTGAACCATCATTGCATTTATCCCAGATTATCAAGCCACCTGCCATTGGGTAATCAAAGTAATTACATCCCCAGATAATCTGATTCTTTGATACTCTGAATAGCTGTTTAAAATACTCTCGATCTGGCGGTTTATTATCCCAACCATAATTCTTATAGCCGCCATCAGGAACATAAATGGAACTTCCATTTTTCTGCTTTACATATTTACTACGATTCTTACCGCCGTGTTCTTTGATTCCGTATGGTGGGTCTACAACTGCCACATCGAAGTAATTATCTGGAAAGTCCGGGAGAAAATTCATACAGTCACCGCAAATAAATTCTCTTTGCATCAGTGTTCCTCCTGTAATAATTCTTTATTGTCGAAAATGTTTCCAACTACTTCATAATGTTCCAGATCAAACTTATTAAGATATTCTTTATCCGTGCTACCAATTTCGTGTCCTACCCATCCTGCAACGCCCCATTCAACAGTTTCATATGTCGCATCCTCTGGGTAGGATTCGTCCAAGTGTGCCATCAGAATATCATTTTCCCAAATTTTCTTCCCATTCTTGTCGCAAAGTCCCGTGAACTGGCAGAGGGTTTCTGGAATAACCAATTCCATTCCGTCTGTTATCAAAAATCCGATTGGCAATGTACTCGCTCCTTTATACGGCGGAACGATATAGTAATATCCACTGTCAATATCCAGATCTATGAGGCTCCCTTCTATCCATTCTCCATTTTTGACTCTCTTTGCCTTAAAAAGAACTTCTCTCATTCAACTCCACCGCCTTTCACGATCTCGATTGCATCTTTCAGCATTATAATTTCATATGCTTTAGACCACCCTACTGGTCTTGCCAGTGTGCTTCTATCTTCCAATTGTTCCATAACTTTGTCCAAGTCAAAAGCTGTCGGCTGTTCTTGAACAGTTGTAATTGCAAGATGTGTAAATAAATCCATCGGAGAAACATCATTTTCCGCAGCTTTCTGCTTTTCTTTATCCCAATACCATTCGCTCATTTCTTGAATTAATTTATCAGCGTCAATTAATCTACTCATTCAACTCCACCACCTTTCACAATTTCAACTGTTTCATTCATCTGGATGATGCTTATCGTACATAATCGCTACGCATACAAGACCAGCCGCTCCGAATATGGTTCCAAGGGCGAATCCTAATAAGAATGTAATCATACTACCACCTCACTGTCCGCTGGCATCTGATAATCAATATGTCCATTTACATAGGCTTCCTGAATCATATCCAGTACTTTCATGGCTTTTGCTTTGGTAGAATATTCTCCGAGCAGATAAGTACATCCGGTAGTGTATGATGTTATAGTTGTTTTTACAGATCCTTTCGTAATTTCAATTCCTGCCAAAGCATTAAGATTAATCAATATTTCGCTATCCTGACTTCTGATTAACATTTTGCGTCCTCCTTATCTTCATAATTCATTACAATTTTAATTACTTGTACCAGAACTTTCTGAATCTGGTCGTAGATGTGATGATCGTCAGCTCCGAAATGAGAGCACAATACTGCATTCTGTACGCCCGCAGAATAACAATCAGCCATAAAATCAGCACTGTACACATCGTCTTTATTGTCAAGCTGTCCGTATTCTCTCCACTGAGCGGTAATAAAATCTTCTACTTTTTCATCCACCACATCGTAGCTGTTTTTATTTCCGTTAATATGTCTTACGCAACAGTCAATAAATCCTAATCTGTCGCAATCTATATAATCTTTTGCCGTCTTCTGTGTGTATTCTCCAAATACACGATTGATTTCTTCTACAAAATTATCTGGTAAATTGAAAATATCTACTTCTAGTCCTCTCGGAAGATTTATTGTGTAACTTCTCATTCTGTGTCCTCCTGCTTCTTAAAATCCATCTTCAAGTCATAAACAAACTGGCAAAGTTTCTCTGCAATCTCATCCGCGTTCTCTACATTTGCAAGCTGTCTAACATACTGCTTACCGCAGATAACACAAGTCAACTTTCTGATTGTTTCCCAGACCTGCCACGAGATAATAGAAGAATCGAAAGCTCCTGTCATAAGAGAATGGCTTCCGTTCCCGTTCTCGTCTTTGAACCATTTTTCTCTTGGTACCTTTAATGTGGTTGCGACATCTTCTCTGATAAGACACCCTTTGTATTTTTCATCCATACGTTTTTCCAGTTCGTCCAGAAGTTCTTTCTTTTCCTGCTCTGTCATTACGTCCTCACCTTCCATATCTTTTCAAAACTTCTACAACTGCATTAATATGTTCTGACAGTGTATCTAAATCTTCGTCTTTAATTACTCTCAGCCCACGGCTCGACTTAAAATCTTCAATGGCATATACACCATCTCTGATCTCCTTGAATTTCTTTGCCATTTCACTTTCTTTTATGGCTTCGGAATCATATTTATAAAATGTCTCATATTTATCGTGTTCTCCGAACTTGTCGGTTTCGATTTTGGTTCGTTTAGGAGTTATGCGAATGATCTTTGCCGGATACACCATGACGTGTCTAAAACTTATTCCCCATCCACACCGTACTTCCCTTGCAACTCCAACCACATCTCCGACTTTTAAATCATCTTTATTTATCGGGTTTAATTTTGCTATTACCATCCTCTTGTTATCCTCACTTTCCTCATGTAAGCAACTGGCACGCTATTGCGCAGTCATCCATGATTAATTTATCCAAATGCTACCTGTCCGTTATTCTGCAAATAAATCACCAGCGCAGCTTTACGCTCCATATCTCTTAATTAACTCCTTATAATCATCACAAATCTGAATGTGATGCTTCTTTTCCAGATTATCAACCATTTCAGACAATGATGTTTTTCCAGAATTAATATCATTGATGTAGTTATTAATTCTTTTTACTGACTTCATGTAACGTTTCCATCCCCATCCATGCAATTCGTGCATTACATAAAACAAGATCACAAAATTCAGCACGTCAGACCAGTTCTTTCCATCCTCGAACCCATCATCAAAGGCTTTCAGTTTCATCTCTTTTAACTCTTTCTGGCAGTTCTGGATAGACTGTGCAAACATATGAGATTGTTTATTTGTATATGGAATGAATGCTTTCTTTTTCTGCTTGATTTTTAGGCTTCCCATCCAACAGCCCTCCTTATCTTCTGAGTCAGAATGTCAAACTGTAAGAATAATTCCCTGTCCTTACATTTCCTTGTTTTTATGTCACAGTCATAATCATTTATCTGATATTTCCCTTCTAACAGGTCGCCATTATCCAGATATCTTTGAAAGACGCCTTTAGAAATCCCGAACCGTTCCAAAATTTCTATTCTGCTCATACTGTCGACGAATGTACCATCTGCTGTAACAATGTCATAAAGTTTCATTTTATCTCCTTGCTTATCTTTCTTATTCCGTACCCAACCGGAGTATATGCTCTGTCAGTGCTGGGGTGGTTCGTTTTGAGCAGGTCATCATCAATCAACTGATTGACATGCTTCCAGACCGTAGTTCTCCCGGCATCCACTCTTTCAGAAATCTCTGTAATCGACGGTGCATATCCAACCAGTTTGATATAACTGACGATATACATATATATTTCTTTTCTGAGAGCCTGTCCCTGCTCATATCTGTTCTTTGTGTTGTACATTCTTTATCAATCCTCTCTGTTTAGAATCTAATAGCTTATTAAAAGCAACTAGACAATTCTTAATAAACTGTTTATCATTATTATCAGGGCACATTTCCGCATACTCTCCAAGTTCTATCAGACGATCAGTGGCCTGCCTGGAATATTCGTCTGTAAGTTCAACTAAATAGAAATCTTTTATAGCTTTCCAGAATTCAGTCATGAATTTTTGAATATACGGAATATCCTTTGCTTCTACTTTTATTTTTACCGTCTCCTTTGAATATTGTATACAATATACTGTATACGCTCTATTTAATTTTATTTTATAAATATAATATATTTATATTATTTTAATATAAAGTAACCCACAGTAACCGAGATGTAACCGTACTAATTCGTGTAAACCATTGATTTTACAGGTAGGTAACCGAGTAACCGAGTAACCCTGACTTTCTCATATAGGGAAACTTTTATACTCAATATGCACATATAAATACTCATATATATATATGCAGAATCAAAGGTTACCTAGGTTACCCGGTTACCTTTTGGACGAATTGTTTATCAATCAAACACAATATCGTCCGTAATCTCAAAATTATCATTGCAATTCACGAATCCTTTTGGAATTTCGTCTACAATTTTCAAGAACACGCATTTAGTGACAATTCCATCCAGTTTCTTCGCCTTGGTCGGATAACCTCTGCTGTCGGTTTCCACAAGCCCCTTCTTAACAGCCCATGACAAGAATGCCTTTCTGGAGAATCTTCCAATTTTGCACAGATCATCAAACGCTGCGCTATAAATTATTGCGGTTGATGTCTTCTCTACCGGATCATTGTCAATAATTCCCCATCTTTCTGTTTTGATATCTGGGTTATCATCGAACTTAATTCCGTTCATAGCAATCTTGTCAACCACGAACCAGTAAGCGCGTTCATTTTCAGACACCATTTCTTTCTCTGTCAGGAGACTCTTTGCAGTTTCAATGTCAATGTACTGACCATCATGGAATAGCTGATCTGTTGCAATCTTATCTGCTGACAGAATGATACTCATAGATATACTCTGCTTCTGCATTTTGTCATCGTCCTGTATAAGCCCCTGATAGTGCTTTTGTAGGGCTTTTATATCATCAATGGACATTTCCTTGACTGCGTTCACAAAGTCGATTCCTGCATATCCGTAGTTCTTTTTAAGGGTATCTGCGGTAAGCTGTGGATCATCAAATATCTTTTTAGAACACTCAACCTCAATAATTCGGTTAATTGCTCCGCCTTGGCTGACATATCCTGCAAGCGGACGCTCACCATTGGTCAGAATGCAGTTCTGCCAGCGGTTCTCCCGGTTCACACCCAATTCCTTATTAGAACGGCTCTTTCCTTTGCCGGAACACAGGTCGTACACTATGCCCTCGAAGTTATCCCTGATTTTGGCAGATACCTTGGAAGTATCATCCAGAATTAGTGGAAGATTGTTAAGCATATCAGACTTTGCTTCCAAGGCTACATCTGTCGTCTTGAAATCTCCTATGTATCTGGATTCTCCAGGGTTCGCCCAGACGGAAGCTCCCAACATAAGTGTTACTGTCTTACCACCCTCAGTTTCTCCCCAGAGGTCCACAAAAAATGGAAGGGCACCAACCAGTTTAATCAGAATACTGGCGAAGCTTGCAGCTAACATGATTTTTGGCTCTATTCTTCCAGTAGCACGAACCTTCTTTACGTGTTCATACCATTCTGTTCTGCTGCCACCTACGCTGATGCTTTCATACAGTTGTCGGAACCTCATATCTCCATCGAATACAATATCCTTGTCGTAGGGGAGAAAATAATCTCTGATCCACCCGATTTTGCTGGAGGAATACTGAATGTTGATATAATCGTCATTTGCATTCTCAACATCTGACAGATACCGTACAAGAAACTTCGCATTCTCAGATGTTACTGAAATTCCAAGCGCAGATAAGCCAACGATTTTAGTGGATGATGCAACCATGGTTTTCGGTACTATAACCTCGGACCATTTGTTGTTTCTCTTATAGATTAGCTTTATTTGTTCTTCTCCAGTCTCCAGATTCTTCATTCGTTCAATCGGAAGAATAGGATGATAGCAAGCTATAATATCCGGCGATCCTGGATTAGTATTTGATATTCTAATCCCATCATCATCTGCTACCCAGTTAAGACACTTCATTCTGTCATATTCACAATCAGAGAAGTTAGTCCACTGGTCCAGCATAGACACTGTTCTATTGTTTTTCTCTTTTTCGATTATCTGCTTCTGTACTTTTGTGTAAGCCTTCAGCAAATCTTCGAATTTTTTCTTTACGCCAAGCTCCTTGGCTCTATCCAGAAGAGTCAGCGTAAGACGCGCCTTGTATATCTCGTCTTCCTGACTGAATATCTCGTCAAACACTTCTTCGTCCAGAATGGAATCCTTCGTGAGCTTGTTTATCATTTCCACTCTTAATCACCTTCTTCCAGTCCTGTTATGAATCCATGGTGATATAGCGCAAGTTGCAACCTGTTCCACGCTTCACACCATCCGTCAGACAATGGTTTCACTCTGTCAAGGATAGCCCTGTAGAAATCTATATCAGACAAACATTCCTGTAGTTCAACCTTTTTCTTTTGTTCTTCCTTCTGTCGCATTTTCATCTGTTTCTGATGGTGATATATTGCCATTCTGGAAGAGAAATCTGGTTTCTGGTAAGTTCCCCCAAGTATGGTAAAAGCTGTCTTAAAATCGCAATTATCCATGTTCTGAACGAATGTAAATATGTCACCTGTTGCACCACAGCCAAAGCAATAATAACTGTCTTTGTAGATTTTCATGGATGCAGTACGATCTTTCGGATGAAACGGGCACTGAACAAACCCTGCTCTGTTCGGAACCATGCTATATCTGCTCAGGACGTCCCTCATGCTATTCTGCTGTTTAATTGTCTCTTTATCCATTTGTCAGAATCTCCAAAATTCTTTTGCCAGTGTCTTTCTTGTCGCAAAACAGAAATTCAACACCATACTTGCGTTGCATCGTGCAGAGAATCTTATACAAGACATCTCCATGCATGACTTTCTGCTCCTGATCTACCCAGATGCCATTCTTTTTAACCCTTTTCTTCGCCCGGGGGTTCTCCCACCAGAGGACATCATCCAGTTTCTCAATCCCTTTTCCGTGCTCACACAGGAACACAAGTTTTATTCCTGCTTCGTTTGCCCGGATAATCTCAGCACGGAATCTTTCATGTTGTTGGCATACATTACCGCATAATTCAGAAAGATTTTGTTTCCGGTCAACAACCAGTCGAGGGTTGTCATAATTCATGTAATCTCCGACGTAAAGCTTTGACACGAACCATTTTTCTCCTGCTGCATCAAATGCTTTCTTAATGCCATCAATAATTTTTTGATGTTCCCTACTGTCAATTTGTATCATGCAAACGGCAACTCCTCGTCAATTCCATTTGGAATACTCATAAATCCGTATGGGTCTGCTTCTGGATGTGGTGTCTCTAGCTTCTGCTGACTCTGGCTAGAACCTTTGCTTTCACCAAACTCAATCTCCTCCACAACAATATCTGTTGTGTATACCTTCTGTCCGTCACGATTGGTGTAGCTGCCGGTCTGGATTCTCCCGGATAAATCCGCTTTCATTCCTTTAGAAAAATATTTCTCGATAAATTCTGCCGACTTTCCGAAAGCGATACAATTCAAAAAATCTGCTTTCTGATCAGAACCCTCTTTCACAAATCTTCTGTTTACCGCAATAGAAAACCTTGCAATAGATGCTCCATCATTGGTGTACTTGATTTCTGGATCACGTGTAAATCTTCCTGTAAGAATTACTTTATTCATACCGCTACTCCTTTCTGCTTATCATAATCAATCAACATCTTTAGACATTTCTGTCCTTTCTCCTTAGTAAGTGACTTAATGTCATTTACTTTAAACCGAGTCTTGATCTGTTCCAAAAGTTTAACTTCCGGGTACTTATCAATGATATTTTTAATTGACATAGTAGTCTCGGAACTAATCATCTCGGTTTCTTTTGCCGGCTCCGCTTTTCTGCCGGACGTTTTTTCTTTATCTCCTGTATTAGTAGAATCACTGTCTTTGTTATCATCAATGCAGAACAGTCCGTTCAAAGCGTATTTTCTGGCATAAGATGAAGCTGCACCTGTCACCTGTGAAGAATCCATGCCTTTCTTAGACTCTTCTTCCCTTGCATAAGCAACAGTTGTAATCTCGCCGGTATCTTCACAGTCGTTCAGATGAGCTTCTGCTCTGACATATATTCTGTCACCAACAACTTCCATCCGATCTGTGACACTTAACACGGTCTTTGTTTCTGCCAGAAGTGGCTTTACAGCTTCCAGAATATCTTCACAACTTCTGTATTTGTATTTCCCAAAGGAATTGTACTGTCCTTTAGGGGCTTTCAGCTTTGACTGAATAATACCTAACTTCTCATATATATTCACTTCTATTTCTCCTTGTCATAAACCACATGTTTGCTGCCTTCGATAATCAGAAGACTTGCAATCTGACGCATTGATAAAGTACTTTCATTGTAAATTTCTGTCAGCGCATTATACGCTTCCCCGGTCACTTTTACTGCCATGTCTCGTTCTGACACTACTGCCTTTTTACGTGCCGGTATATGGATTTCAAATTCAGTCATTTCTGTTCCTCCTTATACGATTTCTGAGCCGTTAAAAGCCCGTTTAGAGCCTGCACGTAGCTCGCCAATGTTCTTGCCTTGTATGATTCTTCGATAGGGTTATCCGGGACTGTAGCAAGCTGTATATTAATCAGTCTCAGGACCTCATTAATCCTCTCATCCATGTTCACACCGCCTTGAAAAAGCAGTACAGGTTGTCTGAAGCGTCTCCAAACTTCTCTCCGTCGATATCTTCAGCTTTGTGGTACTCCACATGGTCCAGAGACATATCGCAGTTTTCATAATCAAGAATGTAATCACCTCTGGATTGAAGCTCTCTGAGCAGTTCGTTAATACATCCTGCTATCTCCAGACTGGGAAGAAGTTTCATAATTGCTATCTGCTTACTCATTCGGACACTTCCCATCTATCAGAAGTTCCAACAGGAAAGCTTTGATTATTCTGAGGCTTTCACGACTTTCCTTCTCATAAAATGGGTTAAAAGATACGTTTTGGTACAAATCCCATTCAAATTTGTCTTTGAGAAGGAGAACATCTTCTTCCCTTTTAACCCCTCTTACTCCCAAACCGTAGCCCGAAAAATCAAAGGTGATATTTGCTGCCGGAACTTCATTCACAACTCTTTTACAAAGTTCATAAATTTCATCAATCTCTTTCTCGAACATCTTCTTATCCTCCTTATTTCCTACTGACAGTCTGCTTTCATCTGGCGCACCGCCCATGCTGCCGAGATACCGAAAAAAATATTCAACCAGATAGGTATATTCACATATTTCCCGGCAAGCATACAAACAGCAATTAGCATATACTCTTTCATTTCATTTCTCCCACAATCCACGCAAGGTTGCTTGCCACCAGTGCGGCGACTGTCACAATCCATGCCGTGAACCATCTTTTTGACTTTTTCTTGCTTTCTTCGACAATTTCAGTCGCAAGTGCTACTTCGATGTCAGCCCATGTAAGCTGGCTTTCGTTTTTAATTTCACTCATATCTAGCTAATTTCTCCTTATTTTTTCTTATTTGTCTTTACAATTAGCAGATAGAGAACTATAATGTATCTATCCACTAAGGTGTTTTAGTGGTGCAAAGCTCCGGGGCGGAGGCCCAATCTCCCTCCGGGGCACTCACTTATTAAGAGCAGCCTTACCTTTCCAGACATGTCCAGTCACTTCATAGACTTTCCTAGGGCTTATGATGTATGTAATTCGTCCACCGGAAAGGCTTTTTGCTGGCTTGTTATTCTGCACAGCCACTCCAATTGGCAACCATCCGTACACAATCCCTGCCCGGATTGCTGTTACAGGAAGTCCGATCAATTGGCTCGCGTCGGCTACGGTCAGAATTTCTGACGAGAATTCCGGCATCTGTGGAATGCCTGATATGATTCTTGCAACCTCTGCAGCGAACTGATGAACTTCTGCATTTTCTTTGACGTAAAGGTTTACTTCTTCTGGGGTCATAATTATTCACCACTTTCTTTTTCTTTTACAAAATGCTTTTCCATCAGGTCGGCAATCATAAGGTACTCTTCCGCAATTTTGCCCTCTCTGGTATTTTTTACCTGTTCGCGGAACTCTGGAATTGTTCCTAAGAAACAACCGCAAGATACTCTGATCTGCTTATCTTTGCACTGAAAGAATGTAGTTGTACGGAACTGAGTGCCGAAACCATGAATGGTTGTATAGTCTGCATTGCCGTAGACCTCTGCATTGCCGGAGACCCTTGCATTGCCGTAGACCTCTGCATCGCCGGAGACCCCTGCATCGCCGGAGACCCTTGCATTGCCGGAGACCTCTGCATTGCCGTAGACCCTTGCATTGCCGTAGACCCTTGCATTGCCGGAGACCTCTGCATCGCCGTAGACCTCTGCATCGCCGGAGACCCATGCATCGCCGGAGACCTCTGCATCGCCGTAGACCCATGCATCGCCGGAGACCTCTGCATCGCCGTAGACCCATGCATTGCCGGAGACCCCTGCATCGCCGGAGACCCTTGCATTGCCGGAGACCCTTGCATTGCCGTAGACCTCTGCATTGCCGTAGACCCTTGCATTGCCGTAGACCTCTGCATCGCCGGAGACCCATGCATCGCCGGAGGACTGTTCAAGGTTTTCCTCTTTCTCAATCCACCCACCAGTTTCTCCCTCTTCTACATCTCCAAATGATATAAGCGCCTTGATACGGAAAAGCTTCTTTCCAAAGATGTTGATTTTTGACTCTGCTGTCAGTTCGAATTTTTTCATTGATTGGTTTTCCTCCTTGTATTTTCCTTGATGTAAGCATCAACTTCGCTCATATATTTACTCCTTTCATTATTGCTTCAATTCTTACCACCCTAGCACTAAACGGATTAAAACTGTTGTCACACTTGCTACAATTGCTGGAATCACATATTCCATAATCGGATGGCGTTTCATATTTTTTACCTCCTTACTTTGCTTTTATCTCTTAATACGATTTTTATTCAACCTATTGTATTTCCTTCCCCCTCTACCTATAATGCATTTACAGGCACCGACATGCCGAGTATAACGAAAGGGGAATTATATGGTTGAAACAATTACACGACTGTATCATTGCCACAAGATTCACAAACACGTGACTGTTTATGAAGAGTATGAGGTTTCTGATAGCGGTCGCCACCTACTGCGGTGCTCATGTCCATATCATCAATACACGGAAATGAAGCCGCACTGTGATGGGTATAATGATCATGGTTTTCAATGTGGTTATGCAAAAAATCAATAACCAGGCTCACTAACTCATCTGGTCGCTCACTTGGCGATAGGTAACAGTAAAGCCGTAGGTCACATTTGCAACAGTCTCCACCAGATTCTTTGCAGTGTTGACTGACGGCTTTGTTAAATTGTAATGCATCCATTTATTCTCCTTTCCGGTAGCATTATTGCGACTGCTGTGTAAAAAAAATGTCTATTGCTTCATCCCTACTTAAAGGAACTGCGTTTACAATTCCGTGAATTTCACCGATTGTAAACTTCTCGCCGCCGTCTTTCAGCTTGCGGTAAAAAGTACTTCTGTCCATACCAATTGCGCTTGCAACAGCTTCTTGCGTATTTCCATGCTCAACAATTTTACCTTTAAGTCTTGCTATATTTACAATCACAAGTTTTACCTCCTTTCCAGTAGCATTATTGCGACTTTGTGATTATATATTACCTCTTGCAGTCGCATTTGTCAATACTAAAAATCGCATTTTTGCAATTATTTTTGTTGCATATTTGCATCACTTGTGGTATTATAATTTCAAGGAAAGGAGGTGTGGAAAATGTCGGAAACTGGTGAACAAATGAAAAAAAGAAGAAAACAGCTTAATATGAGTGCTGATGAGTTGGCTGAGAAATTAGGAGTTTCAAGATCAACTATATTTAGATATGAAAAGGGTGATATTGATAAAGTTCCTGCTGAATACATAGATAAGTTAGCGAAAGCACTTAGCACAACGCCCGCTTACCTAATGGGATGGGAAGAGAATTTGGAAACAAACACGGATTTTATTCCAAAGATGATGTCAAATCCGAACATCGTTGAACATGTTAAGTTGCTGATTGAATTAAGCGAATCTGATAAGAAAAGCGTTTTCGACATGATTGAATTTCTTCATAAAAAAGGCAGGGATTAATTCCCTGCTTTCTTAATACCCCCATTGTTTCTTGAACGAAATAATCATGTTGTATAAAAACTTCATAAATTTTTCGCTATGTATATTTTCTATTAGTTCAATAATCTCTTTCTTATAATCCATAATAACCCTCCCTATCACAACTACCACCTACGCTACAGTATATGTCCGGCCGTGGGAAATAGAACCGAACATTAGTTCGTTTTGCTATTATACCATCTATTCCGACTCTTGGCAACTGCCAATGATATACATGAACTCTCACTATTTTATAGAAAAAAACATTTCTTTTTCATCTAAATCACTCTATTTCGTTCTAAATCTTTACAATATGCTCTTAAAATGATAAAATAAAAATACCACGAATAACCGTACTTTACATAATATTGCAAAATCAGCGGTACAAAATACATAATCCGCATAAAAAGTGCGAAGTGTGGCGAAAACATATCAGGAGGGTGTTTATTATGAATGAAAAGAAAAAATATTGTAAGCACTGCGGAGAACTTATTGACGGCGACTGTGTAGTGTGTCCTAAGTGTGGAAAACAAGTAGAGCAGTTGACTTCTAACAACAGAGACATTATCATTAACAATTCTGCATCTTCCTCTGCGTCCTCAGCAGCAAGTTCAGGTGCGCCGTATATAAAACGGAAAATACCATGGTATTTAAGTTGGTTTTGGATTTTTATTTTAGGAATCTTCACTGGTGGAATTTATTGGATTGTAGGAATTGTAATGAGAGTAAATTGGAAATCACATAATTAAATAAAAAAACCGCCCCGGCATTGGCGTACCGAGACGGCGTTTATACATCTCCGGAGAGATGCTATATTCTGGCAAAACATATTGTATCATCTTCGGAGCAGTCGAACAAGACAGAAAATTTGTTCGGCTGTTATTTTTATACTCAAACAACCGTTTAAAGAAAAGAGGAATAAAATGTCGAAGAAAAGAAAGAAATATCCGAAACTTCCAAATAGTTTCGGCAGCATCCGTTACCTTGGCAAGAATCGGAGAAACTGCTTTGCGGTGCATCCACCAGCATTCAAGGATGATTTTGGTGCTCTTGTCCGTCCGCCGGCAATCTGCTATGTAGATGACTGGATAAAAGGCTTCACTGTCCTGACAGCTTACAAAGCTGGCACGTACCAACCCGGCATGGAACGGACTCTTGAGGTGTCCCCTACAATGGACATAGACGCCCTTGTGAACCGCTTGATTGCCGACTACAATACAATCAAGGGTGTAGAGGATAAGCACCCGGAAATCAAGAAATTGACGTTCTCAGAGGTATATAAACAGTTTTATGCGTGGAAGTTCCCAGAGGGGACAAAACTGTCGTACAGCTCAAAGGAAGCATACCGGACAGCTTATACGAACTGTACTGTTCTGCACAATCGCATATTCGAAGATTTAAAGGCTCCTGATATGCAAAAGGTTATTGATGATTGTAAGCTGAAAAAGCAAAGCCAGATGGCTATTTTGACTCTGTTCAAGCAGATGTACAAATATGCAGTTTACTCAGAAATTGTAACGGAAAATAAGGCATTATATGTCCATGTCAATGCTGATAATGACACCGAACATGGAACGCCATTTTCTGATCAGGAGATGCAAGTGTTGTGGAATAATACCGACGATCCAGAAGTGCAGCTCATTCTTATCATGTGCTATTCTGGATGGCGAATTGGTGAAGTGCTAAAACTCACAACTAACTTGGAAGAAAAATACTTTCAAGGCGGCATTAAAACAAAAGCCGGTAAAAACAGAATTGTCCCGATACATCCTGCCGTATATCATTTTGTCGAACAGAAAGTACTGACACAAGATGGAAAATTATGCGTGTATACTCAGCAGCATCACAGAAAAGCATTGTTCTATCCTACACTGGAACGTTTAGGAATAGTCGGTAATCCGAAGCACACGCCGCACGATTGTCGGCACACCTTTTCTGCTTTATGCGAAAAATACGGTGTCCGGGAGAATGACCGAAAACGAATGCTAGGCCACTCCTTTGGCGGAGATGTTACAAACGCTGTGTACGGACATAGGACACTGGAAGAACTTCGGACAGAAATAGAAAAGATAAAAGTTCCATTTGTGACTAACTGTGACTAACGGAACCCATTTTAATCTTTCTAAAATAACCGAAATATCATTATCGAAATGCCGGAAACCCTATTAAAATCAACGTTTTCAGCGATTTTGCAAGGATTTCCCACATTTCATTTTCATTATTCTAATTTTATTGATTGTGACTAACAAATAGAATTTAGAAAATTGCGCAAATGCCTGTAAATACAGTGTTTTTGGCACTATTATATTAGGAAACAATATTTTTATTTGTGACTAACGTGTGACTAACGATAACAGTCTAAAACTTCCGAAATGATACAAAATATGTTTATAAATAAAGTTCCCGGGGAATTAACCCCGGGATGTTTTTATATGGCAATCAAATCTTTCCATGTGACGGGTCCACAGACTCCGTCCACTTCCAGAACATCTTTCCTAGATTCTTGATAAGCTTTCAGAGCGTAAATCGTGTTTGCATCTGCTGTCCATGTAAGTTTCAGGGCTTTGCCGTTTTTGCCTTTAAAGCCTCTGGCTCTTAATATTTCCTGTAAGAGAAGCACAGATGTATTTTTGTCTCCTGCTTTTACTGTTTCTGGATTAAACATATATTTCTCTCCTGCTTGTGCGGTATTAGGCAATGCATTTTCAGATTTTGCGGGTACAGATGCAATACTATAATCTGGTGTACAGAACTTAGTTCCGGGCATCTGGCTGTTAAGATAACTCTTTGCGCAGACACCGCCGCCATTTGCAATAATTCCAGATGCGCCAGAAGTATTTCCCTCGATGGTATAGAACCTGTCTCCGATTACAGCCGTTACGATGCCGGTATGGGTGAAAGTTCCATTATGATAAAAAATTACAATATCACCGATCTTTGGATTAGCGTTCCTTGTAAACAGATTACCAAGTGTTGGGCAGTAAACATAGGGCCAGTGCTTCAACAGTTTTTTTGCTTTTTCCTGTCCGAATGCTTCCATAAAACACCAACTCACGAATGCTGCGCACCAAGGCTGTCCTTGATATGATGGCTTAATGTCTCGCCAATACTTCGTATAGTTGTTCGAACCGGCGTTTGCAGTCTTACTGTCGAGCTGACTATTGCTCTTCTTTTCAAGGTATCCAATCTCATTTTTTGCAATGAGAATCACTTTTTCAATAGCTTTATCCATTGCAGAAACCTCCTCTTTGTAATCCTTATAGAATACATCCATGTCAACGTTACCACTAATGCCGGATACTTTTCCTCTACTGGAATACTGCCAGCCTACACCAACAGATGGACGCAATCTTTCCTGTACAGAGCCATTATCACTAGCCGGATAACGAGCAATCCAGCAATCGTACTTTTTCAGGGTGTCTGACAGAACGTTATTGTACCAATCAAGATTGCAGTAGATACCGACCTTATAACCGGCTTTTTTGATTCTGGTCAGAAATGCTACTGCAATATTCTCAATCGCCTGTTTTCCAAGGTTTCTCTGCTGACTCCATTCAAGGTCGTAGAAGATTGGAAAGTCCATTCCGCGTCCGCCAAGAACAGAAATTACGCTCTCAGCTTCATCAATTGCCTGTGCCGGTGTCAGAGCGTAACTGTATTTATATCCGCCGACAAGGATTCCATTTGACTTGCATCCTTTGTAGTTATGCTCAAAAGAGGAATCGGTTCCAGATTTTTGATGGATTCTCAATATTGCAAACTTAATTTCAGAATTCGATACTTTCGCCCAGTCTGGCTTACTCTGATAAGATGATACGTCAATTCCTTTAATTTCCATATTTTCTCCCTTGCACGTATTTTATTTCACTATTCCTGGTTTTGATTCTGTTACTGTCCCGTCCTCATTCAATACATAGCCATCCTTTTGAAGTCTTTCAATTACCTTCTTATTCCACAACTCGGGAACATCTGTCCATTTTTTCAATTCATTAATAACTCTTTCTTCGTAAAATTTAACCATTATTCTCACCTCTGATTGTTGCAACTAAAGTAGCCAGTTCATCAAGTGCCGAATCATGCGTTGATACAAGTTCAGCCAGACCGTCGATACCATCACCATTAATTAGAATCTTGCGATTAGATTCCGCATTAAGCATCCGCATCACAATGTCTAACTTTTCAGACATCTCATTCAGCCTGTTTGAAACTCGATTGATGGCTTTGTAGATGTTCACAATTTCTTTTTTATCCACAATTATCATCTCCTTTGATTGATTGAATATAATACCGCAAATCCTTTTAACCGCCTTACGGCGGTAGATGGGATTTGCTAGGATTTTAGATACATAAGCAAGGGGCAATGCCATAAGCGCCACTGGCATAGTCGGTGATCGCACTCCCGTCTAAGTTCACATAACAGAAGGAATTGCTGTTGCTAGAGCGAGGCGAACGTGTCCAATACTGGCCAGATACATAGGCACTACTATAACGTGGTTTCTTATATCTGTTTGCAGTCGCATTCTTGAAATATTGATACTGTTTTCCTTCTCCTGCAAAAGAATGCGTTGTACTGCCAAAAATCTCAATTTCAGAAGGTAAAAACGCATAGTCGTTAGATGTTTTAATTGTGTTACTTTGGCTACCTTCCGAAGTCAGTTTTCTAACTTGTTTCATCATATTCTGAATATAAGTAGGTAAACATTTCTTGTACACATTATTGCACCATGTATGCCTATCGCAGTACCCCCAACCACCGCTATTCGTGTTTGAACTGTTCATATAACCACATTCATGTGATGTATCATAAGAACTATTATATTCTGTCGTAGTGTCTAAATACAGCATACGTTCTGTCTGAATTGTAATAGCAGCTTTGGTCTTGCCATTGATAGCAGTCACTAAATCATCATGTTCGATTCCGATAATTACATAAATGTAATCATTCGCTTTGTGCGACTCACTTACGCCCGTTGCAGCCATTGCGTTGTGATGGATTGTTCTCTTGTCACCAACCGCCCAATAATCACCAATGTTGATTTTACCTGCGTAATGTGCTTCAATCATCTTTTCAATTTCCGCATCTGTTCCATCAGCAAATGCGACAATCTTTAAATCCTCTGGCTCTCCGAGGAGTCTGTTTCCTGCATCGTAGTTGTATACGCCATCGGTAGAATATGGGAACAGTGCGAAGTAATATTTCTTGCCATTTGTCAGCCCTGTGACTGTATATCCTGCGGTTTTGTATTTGTCACGAACTGTATTATCAACCACAAGCGTTCCGTCATCTGGGTTTGCAGGATAACCTGTTTTTTTCATTACAAGTTTTGTACCAGCCCATGTAGAGAATGTTGAACCATTGATTACTGTGTTTTCAGGGTCTTGCCACTTGATCGTGACAGATGCGTTTGCGTTCTCAATACTTGGATTGTTTACGGGTTTGGGAGTGACGGTTGTGCCACCGCCTTTTGCGTGGAGTGTTCCGTCTGCATCTATGAATGTTGTCTTGCCATCAGGTTTGACCTTACCAAGAGTTTCGGTTGTAGCAATCGGGACAGTCGCATCACTTCCTTTGTCTCCCTTAGGACCTTTGATGTTTACTGTTTCAGGATTGGCAACTCCATCAGCATTACTCCAGCTCAAATTTCCGTCGGTGTCTACGTCTGGCACGAATGTAGTGCCCTTGTCTCCTTTAGGCCCGGCATCTCCAGTCTCTCCCTTTTCTCCTTGTGGTCCAACATCTCCTTTTGCGCCTGTATCACCTTTCGGCCCGGTAATATTTACTGTCTGGGGGTTTTCAAGTCCTCCGTCATTACTCCAGCTTATATTTCCTTTGCTGTCTACAACAGGAGTAAATGTGATTCCTCGCGCGCCAGTATCTCCCTGCTCACCTTTTGGGCCAACTGGGCCTTGTTCACCTTGCGGCCCAGTATCGCCTTTTAGACCCTGCGCTCCTTGCTCTCCTTTTTCTCCTGGGTCTCCTTTTATGCCCTGCGGCCCTGGGTCACCCTTTGGCCCTTGCGGACCAACTGGTCCCTGTGGACCTTGCGGCCCTTGAATCTTGCCAGCATTGTTCCAATTCGTGCCGTCAAAAACCCACATTTCTCCATTTATTAAATACGCGTCGTTCTTCTCTGCACTCAGGGGGAGGTCTGCCTCAGATTCTTTTGTGCCAAGGATATTAAGAGATGTTCCATCATTTCCTTGCTCACCTTTTTCTCCTCGTGGACCCTGCGGACCCACTGGTCCGACATCTCCTTTATCACCTTTTGGACCCTGCGGCCCTTGAGGCCCTATAATATTTCCAACATTTTCACTATCGCCATCTGAAAATGTTATTGTCAAATTTCCATTTGTGTCGATACTAACCGCCGTGATAGAGATGCCCCTTAGCGATTCTTTCTGCTCAGGTGTCAGCGATTCAAATGCTACGGTGCCATCCACGCCCTTTTCTCCCGGGTCACCTTTATCTCCTTTTTCACCTTTTGGACCCTGTGGACCAGTAGGACCCTCTGCGCCTTTTTCTCCTCGCTCTCCTTTTTCACCTTTGGGTCCTTGTGGACCAACAAATTCTCCGGCATTAACCATCTCTGAAATATCCTCAATGGAACACAACCGTCTTACATCATTAGCTGCAAACGCAATGTATAAGGCTTTACCGGATGGAACGGACGGGTCATTACCAAGGATTGCAACAGGTTCCCCCGGGCGAATTTTTGACGTGTCAAAATCAGTGTACATGCCGCGCCGGAATTGTATAGTATATGTATCAGCCATATTAGACTTACCTCCTTATGAAAGGAAATTATTTTTTATGTAATCCTTTACGGAATCAAGATTTTTCTGTACATTGTCATCCATTACAAGGAAATTACCTTTATTATTCTGACTGATGATACTTCCTGTGCTTTCGTCTACTTCTGAATAGGTGTAAGCAATGCGACTTCCTTCTCCAGTGCTGAGATTCATAAAACTTGTAAGAATTTTTTTCATGATATTTCCTCCATTTCGTCAATAATTTTTTTCCTGTTATTAAGAAGCTCTTTTTCGTAATCGGGTTCTGATATTTCAAGGCTTTTACTGTAGTCTGGCTCTGGCATGTCTGTGTCTATTGCCCTATCGTAAGCTGTTTCACTTGCATCAGCAAAACGCATGTGTTCATAGTCAGCTTGACGCGCTTTGACTTCAAATGCAAATTTAAGCCCCGGAGTACCTTTTACAGTGAAATATGTCTGTTCTTTTTGGTCTACCCAACAATCTCCATCTCCTTCCTTTTGCAAGAACACATAATATTCAATCCTTACATTAGTAGATTCTTGGAATATGTCATCTATGTCTATCAGACATGTGCCGTCTTCTGATATGGATGCTTCTCCGATGTCTCCAAACATGGGGGATGCCATTTCGTAGCAATAAAACGCCTGTGTACCATAGTTTTTTGTTGGAAGGATTCTTTTCTTTGTTCCTCGGACACTTAAATCTGCAAGGTCTGTTCCCGTTCCGATGCTATAGAAATGGCCACTGGCTTCTATATGTGTACCTGCTGTAACTTTTTTTGATGCCGAAACACTGTCTGCCGAAACGCTGCTCGCCGAAACGCTTTTATTAAACGAGGCTGAACTTGCATGTACGGTTCCTGTATAAAGATTGATTCCTCTAATACGCGTTCCATACAATGTCCCGTACCCCGGTACATATATTCCTGTATTCGTCTCTGAATAGATCTCTCCAGTTGAAGCATCTAGCGTTACTTCTCCATACGCGCCACTTGCTGAAAGCTTTTTAATTCCAACTTTCCATCCTGCTAATTCACCTGTGTTAATATAATCGGCATTCATGTACACATTACCATTCGATAGATACAGACCTTTATTACTGCTGTTATCGCTTAACACATCAATAATCTCTTGTTTTGACATTTTCCCTATGTCGAGATCACTAAGTGCATTGTCTGTATAGCGATTCGCATTCGATAACGCTGTCGAAGCTTTATCTTCCGCAACACTATATATTGTGTCGCCGTTTGCTAACACGAATGTATTAGGTCTGAGCGTAACATTTCCGTAGTTATCAATCGCAAATGTTGACGTTCCAGAACTGTTTGTAACATTAATGTTTTTCAAGCTAATTAAATCAGCTGAAATCTTGCCGGACTTAATATAGGAAGCATTTATATACAGATGTCCGTTCTGCATATAAATTCCCTCTTGCTTACCGTTATCCGTTAAAGCGTTAAAAACTCTTTCAAAATTGACAATTTTTTCAGCGTCCAGTTCCCGCCAAGTGCCATCAGTCCCAGAAAACATATATACCTGGCTTGTAGAGAAGTTCATGAATATCGAGCCGTCATGCTTTTCATATTCTTCACTTTTCCACTCAGATGCCGGATAATTCTGCAATGTTGGTGTATACGTGCCATAATAGTTCGGGATAGTCACATTACGAACTGACCCATCCACAACGTCCTTGGCAATCTGTTCAATAGTTCTACTTTTCAGTGTAAAGTTTTCAACCTCTAATGTGACAGCGCCTGTGTTGGCATCTATTCTTAATGTCGTATTCCCATTATTGTCTTTTGCTGTAAAACCTCTCGTGTTAATCCATTCTGATTGAATACCGATGGCATAGAGAATATTCAGAACGGCATCTCCATTACTATCAAAGCCGGCTTTCCATGTCTGACCGCCGTCTACTGACAAGAAGAATCCATCAGCACTTGTTTTATAAATTACTTTAGAATCAGCAAGTGTAGGCTTATCATGCCGGTACGTAATTACGGAACCATCTTCTTGTGCTTCCTCTGTATAGAAGAAACCCAGCGTGTTCGCTGCAAGTTCATTCATCTGTTTGAGCTTTACGTCATATGCAGATAGCTTTTTCTCTGTGTCTTTTTTTGCTTGTTCTACCACTGCCTGCTGTCCACCAATAAACTCGCTTGCATCTTCTTCAGCACTCTTTGCGCCACAGTTCCATGATGTTGAGCCACCAAACACAAATTCTACATTAGTTGCAAATGATCTAAAAACACGATTCTTTGTGTCAATAAATTCAACTGGATCGCCAAAAGTGGCGTATCCGTTGGCAATTCCGTCACATGAGAAAGGACGCATTCGCAAACCGATTAATTGATTTCCAATAGCTTCGACTCCTGCCTGTGCATTGCCCGACAATAGCTGATTGTCAATAGTAATCACATAGCCGTCCTGACCTGACATATATTCGGTCTCATCTTCTACATATTTGACACCTGTTACAATAACATCGTCTACGTCATATTGTAGATTCTGAATTGAAAATAACGCGTGATAATCGTTATTGCTTAACGTACCACCATCAATCACAGTCCCCATTGTCCATGGATTAAGCGTGCCGCCATCCAGATCATCACCATTTGTCCAGTTCTTTACTGCTCCACCATCGTAAATAGTCGTATTGGTAAATGTCTTATCAAACGTAATAATCCTGAGTAAGTCATTTTCGTCGATTCTTGCATTTCCACCGGCTATCCCGGCACACATTCCGATTACTGTACGGTATGTCGCATTAGATGGCGCTTTCCGAATCTGAAAGTCCGCATTTGGAAACATTGCATCTCCAAGAGTGATTCCACATTGCTGACAGCATTCTGAGAGCAGTTCCTTGACCGTACAAGGAAAAGATAAATTAGAATCATACGTCTTATCAGCGTTATGCATTTTGTCTAAGAGGGAAAGACTTATTTCGCTTGCCGTTGCAGGTTTCTTTGACACAATATAAGTACCTCTTTTTATAGTTTCTATCCTGTCAGATAACCGCACATTGAGAAAGATAACAAACCTTGCAGCATTAAAATTATATCCGTCAAAGCGTCCGTCATCATTTACCAATGATAAACTTGCCGTTTTTTCTATTGCTACACCCACCGGGAAGTCCCCAGAGTCTGCTGAATCTACGAGACTATTTCCAGACAGATAAAAGTCTTTTTTGCCTAGCTTAAGAGTTGCGCCATTTGACAATGTAACATTTGCTGTCACGTAATAATTTCTGTTTGTAAGAGATTCTTTTTTTAACTGAGTAGATACATTTATCAAATCGGCTCAATCCTCCTTACATTAATAGACAAATCCGTCCACTTTTCTTCCCCATCTTTTAAAGTTTGCGCAGCCATGTTGAAATTTGATGCGTAGAATGTTCTGTCTATCCATCTTCCCGGAACAGTAGGGTCTTTATGGTGGAATGTGAATTGGCTTTTGTTAAGCACAGTATTTAGTATGGTTGCTATTTCAGCCCACGTAAGCTCGCCCCATTGCATGTCATACCCACCAATTGTCCCCATTGGTGTATTGTGCATAATCAAATCCTGACTTCTTTTAGAGTCTTCTGTAGAAGTGGTTGCGAACACCGGCTTGTAACTGTCCGGTGCTCTTATAACAACGTTGTCTATTTTAAATTGTTCCTGTTCCATATTTTCTCCTCTATGCTAACTCAAATGGGTTCTTCCCGTTCCGATTCCTTCTCATTTCAGCTTCACTGATAATAATATCTAACAGTTTTCTGCCAGATGCATTAACTGTAACATTGTAGGTATTTCCGTCTCCCTGTCCCTTTCCTGATTCTTCCCGGACGATCTGACGTAACAGACTTTCCGGCGCTTCCAGGTTATTGCCTTTCTTCTGGTCACCTAATACCGCAAGGAATTCTGACCTTGGTGGAATAACTGCACCACTGGCCAGATATGGGATAGTTCCGATACGTGGAAATGTTGCATGAAATCCAATAGTCTTTGAACCAAACGGTGTTGGAACAGTCCAGGGTCCAAAGGAAAATGCAGATTCAATTCCACCAATTGCATTATTAATCATTCCAACTGCATTATTAACAATGCTGATTGCTTGATTGATCGGAGCTTTAATAAAATCCACAATGCCTTCAAACGCAGATCTGACTGCATCTCTGGCGGCATTAAACTTATTAGTGATAGCATTTTTTATCGCTTCTACTTTATTAGATACGAACGTAGCTACGTTTTCCCATGTTTTTGATGTCTTGTTCTTTACGCTGTCCCATACGCCTACAACTTTAGTTTTAATTGCATTAAATACTGTGCTGGCTGTGGATTTAAGAGAGTTCCAAAGACCAGAAAGGGTCTTTTTAATTGCGTTCCAGATTGTTGAAGTCAATGCTTTAATCGCATTCCAAGCAGTGCTGATGATGCTCTTTATTATACTCAACGCGCCTTTTGTTACGGTTTTAATTATCTCCCACGCACCTGACACAACATCTTTGATAAAACTCCATGCTCCATCCGCAATCTCTTTTATTCCCTGCCAAGCCAGTTCCCAGTCTCCCGTGAAAACGCCGACAAGAAAATCAATGATTCCACTCAGCGTGTCTGTTACATCACCAATAATTTTAATTAATGATTCCAAGACTTTTATTGCTGTGGTTCCTACAACGTCAATTATCTTTGCCACAACCGGAAGCAAATTTGCGATTATCCAGTTAATCAAAGGCACTAACACTGACTCCCACAGAAGTTTCAGAGAATCAATGAGTTTTCCGAGGAATGCTTCTATCTTTAAAATCGCATCCCCTAATGGTCCCTCTAATAGTCCTTTGAACTGTTCCGCCAGTCCTTGTAGTACTGGAAGAACGTATGTGTTATATCCAGTTATCAGAGTTCCAAATATGCTTGACAGTCCATTTGCTATAGAATCAAAGAACGGCTTTACGTGTTCATCGTATAACCTTGATATTGCGTCGCTAAGGTTTTGAACAACTATTAAGACGCCGCTTGTTACGGTTTCTATTGCTCCGAGACTACCCTCGATTGCTGACTTTAAAATGTCCTTGTTGTCGATAAAAGGCTGCGCAATCATGTTAAGGATGTCTCTGCCAAGTTTTGCAGCCGTTTCCGTAAGAACCATTCCGATTTCAGCAAAGATTCCGATTAAATCTGCTGTGATCTGTTGCGCAGTTTCTCCACCGAAAACTGAGAAAACATCAGCGAAAGCAACTGCAAGATTTCCACCTATTTGTGCAATTTCAGAGCCGATATTGAACATATCTATCAGATAGTTCTTTATTCTTTGCGTGTTCTGCTTTAAAAACTTTTCGATTCCGCCTATAATGTTTTGCGCAATTGTTAATCCGATTCTGGTAAATGAGCCGGCAACTTGTCCAATTGCATATGCAAATGAATCAAGAAAATTATTTGCTGCTTTAGTAACTTCTGAATCAGTAAAGATATCCTTTAAAGATTTCCATATGGAATCGAGATCCTTTTTTATTCCGTCAAAAATTGGCTCGTAATCTCCTAATCCATCCCAGAATCCTTTTGCAACCAATTTAGCTAGTTCTTTAAATCTGTTGATTATCTTATTTAATGGCTTTAACATCTTATCAAGAACTGTCTCACCCTTTGCCATTTTTCCGTAATCAACATTTTGTACAGCATCTTTCATCCGATCTGCAAGTCCGCCAGTTGTGCCCGGTACTTTTGACGATGAATCCGCACTTTTATCCGTTGAGTAATTATTTATTTCGTCGAGAGGACTAAGATACCCTTTTGCCGCTTTAGTAGCTTTCTTAGTTGCATCCGCTGTATCATTTGTTGCATCTGCCAGCTTTTCGGCATTGTCGGCAGCATTTCCATATTGGTCTGCCGTATCAGCTATTGCATCTGTCCCGGCAAGACCTGCGCCACTTGCACCTGTCTGACCAGAAGATTTTTTCCCGGTGATTAACTCCGTAAATGACTTGAAGGCATTCGCCAGAGTTGCCAGTTTGCCCAGTAAAATATTAATAACTCTCAAAACGGGAGTGAAGAGATTGATTAATCCCTGTCCGACTGTTGCTTTGAGAGATTGCAGCTGTAACTGCATCACTCGTACCTGGTTTGCCCAGCTGCCAGATGTTCGGATAAAGTCACCAGATGCGGCAGACAACTGTTTCTGTACAAAAGCCAAGCGGAGAGCCACTTTCTCCTGTTCAGTCATGGCGGATGTGGTTTTACCATAGCCATTTGCCAGCGCGAACTGGTCAAGCGCCGACTGGGTCATTACCACACCGAGGTCCTTGAGCGTTTCCGTTTCTCCCGTAAACACTGATTTCAGCTTGATATAAGCCAAGTCTTGACTAATGTTATAGAATGATGCTACGTCACCAGTCAGCTGCGTCAGAGCTGTTGACATGTCGTAAGCCTGTGCTTCGGAGAAACCGAACGACTTAGACATTGCTCCGAACGTTCCGACATACTGTTTTGCCATGGTTTCTGACAGTCCGGCAGAGGTCATAGCATTCTTTGCAAATTCGTTTACCTTGTCCGACATGGTTGTGAATGTAACATCGACCACGTTCTGCACTTCGGCAAGGTTAGAGCCGAGTTCTACGCATTCCTTACCGAACTGCGTCAGTTTTCCAATCGCAAATGCTCCGCCAATCAGTACGCCTATTTTTTTTACTACGCTGCCAAGTCCGTTAAAAGACTGCCTGATTGCTGATACGCCGTTTTGCACGCCTGATGTGTCCATTCTGGTATCAATAATGACTGAGCCATCAGCAGCCATGTGTCCACCTCCTAACTATTTGAGGTTCAACATCTCATTCAGCTTATCTTTATAAGCTTGCTCCTCGTCGCTGAGACGTGTTTTTATGTCAATTATGTTTTTATTCTCTTGATAGAATTTCTTTTCCCATTTATCGAACTTTTCGCCCTTTGCTTTTTTTGACCGGATTCCAACTACGGTGTTGAACAGGCACTCGCCAGATTCCATAAAGTATCCAAAAAACGTCCACCAGTGCATATAAGGTACTGATCTGATTTCTTTACCAGCAACCTTGTTCACAGCCGGAACGATCATATCTCCATCCTGTTCCCAGTCCATCAAACGGGGTTTGGGCTTGTTCGGGATATCATCGAATTGACCACAATCAATAAACTCGCAAGCTTTCTGACAAGCTTCTGTAAGATGTTCCAGGGGTATGCTTTGCCAGTCCTCAAACAAAATCTGTAACATAACAACAGCTTTCGCCTGTTCGTCCAATTCTGGGTCATTCATGGCGACCAGAATGTCAATAATTACTCGAAAATCCGTTCTGATAGAAAAATCCACCCCACTGATATTTAGTGAGGTGGGCAACTCATAGGCGGTCATTTTGTATACTTCTCCGTGTACTTATTGACCACTTCCTGCATTTTTTTCTTTCTCTTTTCAATCTCTGGAGTAAGTGCTTCATTGATTTTGTCAAGGACGATATAAGCGAATACCTGACCATTTCCAAAAACAGTTGTTGCGGTAATTGGTTCTTTAAATAAATCCTTAGATGCTTCGTATCCGAGCATATAATTGATTTTGTCCTCGATCTGCTTATTAATCTCCGCCATCTCTTTGCCGGAAGAGACATTTTTAACAGATTCCTGAGCCTGTTCAAAGAAAGTTTCCAATTCTTCCGCTCTTGCTGCAATGTTGATGTCGGTAGGATTCAGTTTGAATGAAGAGAACACTTCACCCTGCTTGTTCGTGAATGTGAAAAGAAGAAATCCATCATCAATGTTTGTATTAATTGTTTTTGCCATTTTCTATGCCCTCCTAAAAAAAAATTATTCGCTGTCAGCTGTAAATGTGCCGGAACTGATATCAAATTTTCCTTTTACTCGTTCGCCGGTATAATTGACGGTAAACGGAATCTGATAGCCAGATGTATCACCGCCGTAGGAGGTCGGCACAACGTAGCAGTCCTGCTGATATGCTTCATACTTGCCTGCTGTGGCTTCTGTCCAAAGGTGAACCTCAACTGCTTTTGTTTTGAGGTTATCGTCTTTGAGACGTCCATCTACAATCTTCTGTAATGCTGTAAACAGATCAGAAGTAGTGTCTGCATAGAATGGATCAGCGTCAGAAGAAACTTCGTAGCCGTTATGTTTGAATGTGGATTCTCCAAGAATGTTTTTAGAGGTTTCGGTGTCTGGATTGAGTTCAACATTGTACTCTTCCAGATCTTTTCCAAGACGTTCATACTTCGGTGTCAGTCCTCCACAGAGAGAACCTGCATCGATATAATGAGCCATATATTTACGGTCAATTTTGCCTGTAACTGCCATAGAAATGTCCTTTCTGCCTATAACTTTTAAAAGGCTGTGTAGGTTAGCGGCTATCTCCGATTGATAGCTGGCTGTTACTTGTTATATTACTTCATAAGTATTTTCGTAGCGTACCGTTAATGGTAATAACCAATCCTGTACACCACTCTCCTGTGGTTCTAAACCATAGGAATTATCACGGGTGATACGTTTTATCACTCGCCCCTGAGAAAGCTCAGGAAACGCATTTAAACGTGTCTCAGAGCCATTTATGATAACTGGTTCTCGGCATATCCATTTACCGAGATTATCTAGGAACTTCTGAACGGATAGCTTCTGCCTTTCCTTGTCGGATGCTGTGCGATATACCACGTAAAATGGGTACTGGCATACCTGGTGCATTACGCCACAAACATCTTCTTTTTCTGAATAAATCAAAGCTCCATTATCTGCCGAGAACGCAATTCCTGATTCCTTGCCAAGTTCTTCAAACTTGATTGTTTCATTTTCATACAGTCCCGGATACTGGTTCAGAAGTGCTTTCATGGCATCTGTCAGAATTTCGTATCCGGTTGCGTCTTTTCCGATAGGTTTATCTGCTATGCCTGCCACCTCCTGCCTGTGCTTTTACTTTGCGAACCCATGTGTCACCATATTGCCGTTTAGCGGCATCAAACCACTTTGCCTGTGCCCGTGGGTGAGCCTGTTTGGTGTATTCAAGATTTTCCTTTGCGGCTGTCCGGCCAGAAAACTGACTAACGAGAACTTTCTTTGCTCCACGTCTTGCGTAGGGACTTCCAGTTGCTTCATCAACCATTCCTTTCCCCTCGTACAGAAAACGCCCATAAGGAGCCGCCGCCGCGCATACTTTCCCAGTTCCTTGTAAGGATGTACTCTCACCTCTTGTTCGGTT